TGTTTGCGTTGTAGCTGATTGTTGTTCAGCCGCAGTATCTTGTTGAATACCCGATGCATCTGTTGTAACAGTTTGCGTTGGCGCAGAACTATTGTCAACAGTGCCCTGATTTGATTGAACACTTTGTTGTGCTCGCTCTTGGGCTTGCTGGTCTTCAGCAGGAGCTTCAAAGCCCATAACATCATAGAAACGCTTTTTAAGTTCATCATAAGTCTTAAAGTGTTTAAGATCAGTGAACTCAGTTAAGCTATACGCTTCTGACATGATGCGTTCAATGTCAGCTTCGTTATCAGCAATTGGTGTCTTACTTTTTTCAAAATAAGAGTCAGTACCGATATCTTTAGCTGCAAAGCCTTCCCAATCGCCGAACTTCTGCTTTGGCATCATAAAGTCTAAGATTAGATCATGGCCTTCAAGGTAGTCGTAAGGGTCAATTGGATCAACCGCTGGCTTAGATGGCTCGATTGCTTCGTCAATCATACTAAGGACAGCACGTGGAACCTCAAACAAGAAAACTTTACCGTTGTTCTCAGGTTTAGCACGGTCATCAATAACTAAGATATTACAGATGACTTTATCTTTTGCGATTCGCTCAACAAGAGTTTTCTTAACATCGTTGTCAGGTTTGCCGTCATCTTTCCAAGCTGACCATAGAGGGCGGTCATGTTCGTTAACTGGACAGTCTTGGCCTAACATGCCAAGTGACATCTCACTGTACCACTTACCCGTAGACTTGATTTTGAAGTTATGCTTCATAACAGTCACAATTGGCGACAACACTTGGTGCTCAGCTAGTACGCCTTCTTCAGATCGTTTTATATCTGCAAAACAGATAGGAAGTAAACGGATACGGCTGTAGCTGTGCTGCTGCGGCTTACCTTTGTCAGTCAGCTTATCAACAGACACACCAGACCACTTCCAGAAACGAGTATCTCTACCACCCGCACCACGTTGTGCTGCTGCTGCTTTCATTGCTGCTGCTTGTTTACCGCGATTTTGTTCTAATTTTGCCATTAATCCTGACATAGTATTTTCCTCTTTATGACCTAAATCGGTCGTTAAAATAGTTGATTAGTTGTCATTTTTGACTGTAATAGGTTAGCGGCTTGTGCTTCGCTAAACAAATTATTTTTTAATGCTTCACTCATGTACGCCTTTGATTCTTCAGGTTCAATTTGAAGATCATTACACACAGAGATAATTGAATCCATGTATGATGCACATTCACCTTGCTCTGACATCTTTTGGAGTACACGATTGGTGAAATCTTCTTTATTTAATACTGGCTCAACGTTAAAGACCGAGGTCTTGTTGTCAGCCACACATAACAGCTCACAAACCCTGTGTGCTGCTCGTAATGCGTCTAGATTGCGTTGTGTGTTCATCTATATGTGCTCGCTTTTAAGTGTTAACAGTTGATGTGCGGCCCGCTGACTTGTGAACCTTTTGAAGGACATCACGCCAACCAGCAGGTCTCTTGTCAGTGACCGATACACCTGACACAGTATCTACTGTACCCAATCGTATGTAAAGCTCACCGCCACATTCAGCGCAGGGCTTCTCAGTTGGGGTTTTGCGATCAGAGATACGACGAGATTCAGTGAATACTTCTTCACAACCCCGACATGCATAATCATACTTTGGCATAAGTTATGCTCCTAATACTTGAACGGCAACATAGCCAATAATAGTTGACCACCACATTGCACAACCAAGAGTTGACCAGAACAAACAGCGCTGTCTTCTCTTTAGTTGGTCACTGCTGATAACGCGACCTTCACGCTGCAACGCAAAGAAAAGATCACGGTTAGTGAGCGACATATGGTGGAACGTTGACATTTCACTTGTGAGTTTGATAAACTCCATTAGGTGAAACACGAATAATGACGCCAGAGTTACGCTGACACCAACAACAATGATACAGACAAAGGCTATTTCTGAAATCATACTTTTATCTCCTCAAAATCTGGATGACACGTTAGAACGGCAAATGCGTCAGCAATGTCATCCAAGGGTTTCACCGCCCACGGCGTCTCGTTAATCTTCTTGTGGTCTTTTTCCTTAGTATACGCAACCTGCAAGTTGATGGTCTTGGTGAGGTCAACTTTGGTGAGGTTTGTGAAAGCTTCATACATCATTTCCTTTTCCGTTGATCCCTTAGGTGCACTTCCTCTCCCCGCGAATAATTTCTTCACGCGGGTTGGTTCAATAACACAGATAGGAATCGAACGTTTGAAAAGTTCAAGTTTGACGATACCACCTAATTCGCCGATATCATAAGAATTACCTGTTGCATTATATGCGTAATTCTCTATGCAAGCTTTATTCACCCCACATAACTGAGCTACTGACGCGGCCCATTGAGCAATCCTCTGGAATCTTTCAAGGTTGTGGTCCCATTTGGGTTGCTTCATTATGTTGATGTTGGAGTGCTGTCCCTCTAGCTGCTTACAGTACGAATAATTTCCATAAGAAAAAATACGACAATTTTCAAAGGTTAATGGGAGCCTATCATCATGCGTGACAATAACAGGCGAGGACATTGACAAGTCAATACCAGCTCTTACGGTCATAGTGTTTATTCTCTTGGGTAGGTTTAACACTATTTAAGGCTCCCCGACCCGCTCTAACTGCTTATAGCCTTGCCATCAACCCCAACAATGGCCTGTGTTTGAGTTTGGATAACAGGGTTCTGCAGGATCTTCTGAGCCATGTTCTGTACTTTGCCTTTTATACCATGTTCAAGTGCTTCATTGGCTAGGCGTTCAAGCGCCTCACGGTCATAGTTGCAACGTAGAATTTCTTCTCTAACGCGTTTAGCGCCTTCTTCACCTACAATGACCGAGCATGATTGCACAACGCCTTCTTCATCAAGCTCTAAATCAATAAAGTTAGCAACCGCGCTGATATCAAACGTGAACTGTTCTTCGCCAAAGAACTGAAGTAACGCTGGAAACAGGCTAAACAAACGCTCTTGTGCATGTGCTGTGGTTTCAGGGTTAGCAGTTGTGAACTGGGTTTGTGTTAGCTGTACTAATGTTGGAGGGTTGTCACTACCTGAGACAACTACAATTAGAAAGCTGTCTGTTACTACGCGGAAGGCGTCTGTGCTGTGCTCAAGCTTTTCAACTGCTAGAGGGTTAATACCAACTGACGAGAGTGTGTCAGCGAATTCTTGGATACGTTCTGTCACTTTCATTTGTGAGGCTCCGTTTGATTAAATATTAGGACACATTTTACTCCATAGTCCTTCACAAAGGTACACATTATGACTTTTCAATATTTACTACTTCACAACATATATGAGGCTGTTCCCGTTCACCGAGAAAACATTTTCTGGATGAGGTTTGACGACATCACCAGTTCATGGATACCCGAGCTGAAAACCTTCAGTGAAAACTTTGAGCTCCCTGAAACTGAAAGTGTAGTCTCAGCTGTTGAGAAATTGTTGCCTGAAGTTGACTATAACATGAAAGACGTTTACGGTTATGTGCTAGGCGTTGTTTACAGCGTAGGGGCTACGGGTATTCCGTATCTGACAGGCGTAACTGAACGCAGGAGGAGCTTTTAAGGCTTACGGGTAACTTTACCCACCAAAAGTTTAAAACGTATCAGAGGGGCTTAGAGCCCCTTTTTGTTACTTAAAACTTTTTTTAAAAAATATTTTGTTGTGGTGTTGCGTTGTGAAGAACTGATCGGTAAAATAAGGAATGTCCGATCGGGAAAATAATATATAGTGATTGAGGAAGATGATAATGAAACAGATAATTGAGTCATTATAGGTCTTTCAGGACATCAGACAGAACCCTCTCTTAACCTCTTAGCTTCAAGTCTATAATTGCTCTCAGACAACAAAGTTTCATACACCTCAGCTGTGATACCCGTTCTTAGATTGTTAGGCTGCAAACACTTCACAGGATGACCCTTTTCACGGTAGAACCCATGACGGTCACGAGCATGATCTGTAAAAGATGACTTTGTATATTTATGGTTGGTGATAATGTCAGTGAAGTCAATTATCTTGGCAAACTTCTTAGAAGGATGAACACGTAGTAGACGACCAATTGTCTGTAGTACTCGTATACGGCCCTTACTGGAACTAGCTAGGATTAAACCATGTAAGTTCTTGATACTAACACCCGTTGAAAGTGTACCCCATGTGGCTAGGAATATATGACCGCCCTTAGCCTCAAGTTCAGCCTTGATATCATCCCTATCTGAACCTTTTACCTCACCCGTGACAACACGTACTAAATCGCCAAGGCCAATCTCTTTGAGGTGTTCTTCGTACAGCTTGAGACCCTTCTCAACCTTTTCAAATATAACCAGAACATTCTCACCTGACTGGGCTAGAGCTGTGGCTTTAGTGCATATAAACCTCATACGTTCTGTGTGCATGTGAACATAGTCAACTTTGGCCTGATAGTCTAGGGTTTGAACTGACTTGATTTCACGGTCGGTGTACTTGAGGCCCATCATGTATACCTGAGTTGGACACGTTTGGCCCATAGCAGTTAGCTCTTTGGTTTCGATATACCGCTTAGACGTGCCTACAAACTGCTCTACCTTGGTTTTGTGGTGTTCTGTGCCCGATAGTGTACCTGTTAAACCCACACGGTCTACGGCCTTTATAGCGCGTTTTAAAATGTTGGTCTGCTTGGCGGCTGAAGCCCCGTGAACCTCATCCACAACAATTGACAAGAACTGTTCATAGTAGTCATCGTCCATGTTCTGAATAGATTGCCAAGTTGTGATGACCACACGCTTGTCAGTCCACTTTGAACCCTTTCCGTCAACAACATGACACCACCCATCAGCCTCAGCCCAGCCATATGACTTGAAGTCGCCAATGATCTGTGATCTCAGGGTGATGTTGGGAATCATAATAAGAATTTTACCGTCGCGCCCCTCAGCCAACATCTCAGCTAGATAAAACCTAATAAGGAAGTATAGCACAGCTGATTTACCTGCGCCCGTGTCAGCAAGGGCAACAAGGCGTCTCAGGCGGATAGCGTCACACACAATATCATACTGGTACTGATAAGGCGTAAACGGAAACTCAATAGAGTCCATCCACTCCATGATCTCTTCTTTGGGGTAAGGGCGGATATTCTTAAGCGAGGGGTCTATAGTGACATTGTAGGTCTTACAATGTGCTAGAAGTCTACCAAGCAGACCAAGAGGTAATCTTCCAGTCTGCTTGTTGTAGAAACGTTCATGGGTGAACTTGGTGTGGTTGCTGTTGGCGTTGTCTACTGGGATCTTAAACAGATCATACAGCTCATCGTGAAGCCACTGATCGGGGCAGCTTACACTAACGAAACTATTGTTGTCTTTGTAGATCTCAACATTGCACGACATACCATAACCCTTTGAACTCTTTATATTTATTTAGTGGGGTTAGAGATCAAAGCGTGAAACTGTTTAACTCGCTCAATAAGGAGAGGAGTTACTTCACCGCGTGTACAAGATATCACGGTTGGTTGTCGGGCCTTTTCATTGGCGATTATGTTTACAAACTTAGTCACCCGTAAACCATAGGTCTCCTCTAAGGCGTAGGAGTAGGCACAGAGCTGTATTTTATAGTCAGTAATGCTACCGCTAGTCTTTAGGTGGTTAGACCCCTTGTAGTCAATTAGAGCCAGCTCCTCGCCACGCCACTGAGCCAACAAGTCAAAGCGCCCGCCGACCTTTAACACCTTGGAGAAAACTGGTATTTCAGCTGCTACTATCTCACCAACATGGGTGTTAATGCAGTTGCGTAGTTGGTAGAACATCTTACGATACTCACCTGCGGCCTCAAGTTGTTCTTGAACTGACTTGTTCTGCACATACAGCTCACACGCTAGATGTATTTTATCGCCTCGGTCACAACACCGTTCAGTCTCAGCTGCGGCGGCCTCCTCACCTAGGCGCTCGCGCCACTCCTCAAGCCAAGTTTTATCACTTGTCATACCCAACATAGTTGTCA